GAGGGATCGATGCATTCTTCAAAATACCGAGCTAAAGGGATATCCCCCGCAAGGTAAAAGAAGTTATGCAATCTAAATAGGTCGGCTCCCGTAAGGGGGCCGTCTAAGAAGACAGGGCGTACGTCAATGCCGAAAACGTAGTCCTTACCACACGACTCGCGGAATGGGCCATCCCAGAACGACTTTTGGTCGTTTGGAGTGAACCCAAGATCCTTGAGAACAGCAATGAGCTGTCGGGCGCAACGGGCATCTACAATGATATCATCACCGTAGACAAGCGTGCGTATCCGAGTGTTTGGGCAATGGTAATCAACCACACTCTGAGCAATAGCCCAGAATATGATCGTCTCAAGGGGGAAGGTAAAACCATTCCCCATAGAGCTGACCTTTTCAAGTGCAAAGAACTTGCCTTTGAATTGCATCTCTGCAGTACGCAGGTTGCAAATAAGGTCATACCAATCTGGGGGTAGCAGGTGTTCCACCAACCCCAGAGCAACGGTATCGGACGCAGAACTGAGATCTATCGTTGCTGAAGCGTTAGATATCGAACCATACAGGGCGGCCCGCTGATTAGCGGACTGATCCCGAATGTCGATACCAACACGCCGAAGCGCATTGGCCATCAGTTCCCCAAGACCAGCCTGAAACATTCCATTTAGTACCGGCTCGGTACAAATCGGACGGTCGATCTTGGCGTTTTTTGGGACGAATGCTAACTTAGAACCGTGAACCGGGAGGTCCACGTAGTTAGCTCCCTCGACGTCATTGACATATGTCAACGATGCGGCCTCGTGGGCCAAGTCGAAGTTCGCACTACATGCAGGCACGCTTCTCAGTTTCATAACTGGGCATGCATTTTTCTTGGGCGTCTGCGTCGTCGCCCCCGGTCCGAACCGAGACCGGACATCCCGCAACGAAGGAGCCGTTCCCAGAAGCTTGGAGATTTTTAATTGAGCCGTGTGAAGTACACGTTCAACGCCAGGCCGGAATTGAAACCGACCTTGCTTCCAAGCTCGGAAACAGCTATTCGTTAGGGTACAGGCTCTTTCCGCATCCCAGAATTTTGAGATTGCGGCATCTTCACGGTCCACCCCGATATCAATGTCTTGTCGCTTTCCGAAGAAGGCGAGACACTGCCGGATGAGGGCCTGGTCTGCGGCACTGAGATCCAGAACATCAGGATCATAGTAACACAGATGATGAAAATCACCGCTAGTAATACAATTAGCGATGTAGAGCCCTGCTGCTTCCCACCCTGACTCAGAGAGTCTTGATAGGAGAGCCTGCACTGGTTTTGACAATATTTCATTCGTCAATTCCGTCGAGAGTTCGTACGCGAATTTCGGTACGAGGAGGGATGGTCTTCCGACCTGCTGAAAAGCACCTCCATATACTTCGCTACTATTAGTAGGCATGGTATCCTCAGTGGTTAAGTGGATTACGTCGGCATAAACAGCTGAACAGCTGCTTCGTCGACGGGACCAGCGGACGTCGGAGTGACGGTCGTTGCAATGTTGTTGACCAGGTTCCGAAGAATCTGGGCAGCAAGGCGACGAGAAGTCACAGACGAACGCGGGTGTGAGTACTGAACGTACTCAGCTTTGTCCGCATAAGCCACTTTCGGGGCAGCAGTGTAACCCGAAGCGTTTTGTCCGGAAACGGATTCCATAACCGGAACGATGACAGCAGTACGTGTCTCCACGACACCCGTCGGAAACTCACGCTGACGAAGCTCAACACGGACCTGGGCCATTACGGGCA